TAAATATACCTTTTCGGGTATAAAAAGTGTTTGAAAGGAATATTTTATATCATTACGGGTATAATATTAATATTTTACAAGTTTGGGTATATTTAGTGCAATTTAATAACGATAATTTTAAAATATAGAACAATGACAAAAGAAAAACTAATTGAAAAATACGAATTAGAAAACAAAAACATTCTAAAGCGTAGACCAGACTTGAATATGAACGGAGATTTTACGCCTGACGGAATAAAAGTATTTTGCAATACTGGATTTATAGCAGACATTAAAGCATTAAATATACCCGTTGTTAGCAAAACGAAGTGAACGTTTCAATGTTTGCTAACGGTTACGGCTATGAAGCGTTGCCGATTAATACGCTCTAACTTTTAAATTAAAAACAAAATGAGTAAAGCAAATAAAACTTCGGATAAGCAAGAAAACGGCAATGATTTTATAGCCGATGTTAGGCACAGTTTTTTATTATCAAAGGGATTTAGACAAATAGAAGATTCGCATTTATACAAGGTAGATTTACCAACTGATGGAACTTCATTGATTAGTGACATACATTATAATTTGTGGATGGAATATTGGCACGATGGTAGAGTTGACCAAAGTGTTGGGTTTGGTAAGTATTCAATAGAAGAGATTAAAACATTACTTGGTATTTTACTTCGTTAAATTGTGCCTAACTATCCGATATGAGTATGTTTTAACAATTTAAAAAACAAAACATCATGTTATTAACAGACGCACACCAAGAAGCCTTATTAAATATTTATTTTCCTAATGGGTTTACAATAACAGAAGGCAATGCTTATTTAGATGGTATTAAAAAAGGAATTGAATTACACCAAAAACATATTGAAAATGGAAAATAAAGTTAAAACAATAGTTACTTTAATGGTTGTAATAGCGGCTATTTGCATGGCCTATGAAGATGAAATACAACTAGCAATACTTATTGGCGTATTACATATTTTGGTTAATCAGGCGGCAGCAAAATAAATGGCTAAAAGAAAAAAAATATCGCAATTTAAACCTTCTACTTTAGAAATTAATTCAATGGTTTGGTGTATTCAAAACAATATTAAAATATTGCCTGAGCCAACAAATTCCGGTATATTTTTGTTAGTTGATGAAATGGGAATTATTACAAAATCTGGAAAATCTTACACAAATGAGGCGCTGCAATCTAAGATTTATGAGTTATATACTTACCTTTACGCTAAACACACAACAAAACCATGAAAGAATTAGCACCTATTAAATCAATAATAGCAAATAAAAACAACCCAAGATTTATCAAAGACGATAAATTTAAAAAGTTAGTTGAAAGCATTAAGGCGTTTCCAGAAATGTTAGAACTTAGGCCGATCATAGTTGATAAAGAAATGATTGTTTTAGGCGGTAATATGCGTTTAAAGGCTTGTTTAGAGGTTGGTTTAAAAGAAGTATGGATTGACAAAGCTATTGGATTAAGCGAGGCGCAAAAGCGTGAGTTTATTATAAAAGACAATGTTGGCTTTGGCTCATGGGATTGGGATATTTTGGCAAACGATTATAATGTTGCTCAAATAACAGATTGGGGCTTAGACCTTCCTAATGATCTGTTTGCAGAAGAAGAAGAAGCAAAAGAAGAAGTAATAAAAGACAAAGAAATTTGCCCTACTTGTGGCAATAAAATATAGCAATTAAGCAACTGAAAAACAACTGAATATGGCAGGAGGCAGAGGGAAAATAAATGAACACCCGAAAGTAAACACTAATGGATTTGATAAAAACCCTCAAAACATTAATAAAAAAGGCGTACCTAAAAAATCATTTGCGCAATTTAATGAAAAGCTAAAGGCCGAAGGGCATGAGGCCCTCACTAAAACTCAATTAGTAGAAGCGTATGGCCTTATATTTAATTTGCCAGAAGAAGAATTAAAGCTAATAGCATTAGATCTTAAACAGCCCTTTGCTTTGCGCCTAATAATTAACGAAATGAGCAATTCCAAAACAAGAAGCAAAGCATTAGCTGACTTTCGGGATTACGCTTTTGGAAAAGCATTAGCGGAAATGAAAGTGCAAACAAATATGCAAATCGGGAAAATGTCTGAAGAAGCCAAAGGAAAAATAGACGAAATATTAAACAATGAGTATTGATGCAATCATTAAAGAAAAATGCGAAAATTCTTTATTGTTTTTTACGAGGTATTTATTTAAAGAAAATACCGGAAGTAAATTTGAGGTTGCAGAATTTCACAAAGAATTGGCCAGCACCCTTGAAAAGGTAGCTAAGGGCGAAATAACGCGCCTTATTATCAATATACCGCCAAGATACGGAAAAACAGAAATTGCCGTTAAAATGTTTATTGCATGGTCATTGGCAAAAAATCCAAAAGCAAAATTTATACATTTATCTTACTCAGATGCTTTAGCCCTTGATAATTCAAGTTTAACAAAAGAATACGTGCAAAGTGATTCTTTTCAAAGCCTTTGGCCTATTGAATTAAAAAAAGATAGTCAAAGCAATAAGAAATGGTACACCAATAGCGGCGGCGGTGTTTACGCTACCGCTTCTGGTGGGGCAATTACCGGGTTTGGAGCAGGTTCCGGGGGTGCTATTATCATAGACGATCCATTAAAGCCTGACGATGCCGTTTCAGAAGTCAAAAGAAGTTTTATAAACAATCGGTACAACACAACAATTAGATCAAGAGTAAATAGTCGAGATGTACCTATTATTTTAATAATGCAAAGACTGCATGAAGAAGATTTAAGCGGTTTTTTACTAGATGGTGGTAGTGGCGAAGATTGGCATCACTTAAAAATCGCAGCCTTAGATGAAAACAATGTACCATTATGGGAAAACAAACACACCTTTGAAGAATTAGAAGCAATAAGACAAGCCGATAGATACACGTTTTCAGGTCAATATATGCAAGAGCCGGCTCCATTAGAGGGTGGCGAATGGCGCAAAGACTGGTTTCAAATTATTAATAAAGCCGAGGTTCCAAACAATATAAATTGGGAAATGTTTATTGATGGGGCTTACACTAAAGACACTAAAAACGATCCTACCGGCATACAAATAAGCGGCAAAGGTGAAGATGGCAATCTTTATATTTTAAAATCAATAGACAAATATTTAGAAATGCCAGAATTAAAGAATTTCATTTCTTCATTTGTACTATCGTGCGGCGTAACTATAAATCTAATTTTAGTTGAACCAAAAGCATCAGGAAAATCATTAGTCCAGTTATTAAGGCGCGAAACAAATTTTAATGTAGCCGAACTTTCTACTAATTTTGTCCGGTATTCAAAAATAGAAAGGGCAAGAGCCTCTTCCCCTTTTATAGAAGGGGGCCGCGTCTTTTTAGTGCAAGACAATTGGAACGATGCATTTATTCAGCAAGTGAGTACATTTCCAAACGCAAAACACGATGAACACATTGATGTAACAAGCTATGCAATAGAACGAAACTTAATAAACAACTTTTTTGTTGTGTAAAATTCGTATTTTTACAAAAAATTTATAAATGGCATCATTTCTTCAAAGGGCAAAATCTGTATTTAAAAATCTTCAAAATACAAATATAAATTATAACAAAGCGCTCTATAATTTTTTAGGAAATTCTATTATTTGGAACCAAGAAAATGACGACACTTACATAAAAGAAGGCTATCAAACAAACGCAACCGTTTATTCTATAATAAATAAAATATCAAACGCCGCTTGCACAATTCCTTTACAAGTTTATAAGATTTCCGACAAAGGAGCCGCCAAGACTTATAAATCAATGACATCGGGTACATTAGATGCCGGTGCAATGTTAAAAGCAAACATACTTAAAAAAAGGGCTTTTACCGAGGCTTTAGAACACCCATTGCAGAAGCTATTAGATAGGCCCAATCCTTCACAATCTTATACCGCATGGCTAACAGAAGTAATTTCTTTTGGAAGGCTTACCGGAAACAGATATATATACGGCGTGGGGCCAGATACCGGAGCCAATGCAAATAAATTTACTGAATTATATGTATTACCATCGCAAAACATGGAAATTGTAAGCGGTGGAATGATGCAGCCAATCCAAGGGTATAAACTTATTTACAACGGAACTTTTGAAGCGTCGGCAGACACTATTTGCCATATTAAAGACTTTAATCCAGACTATGACGGTACGGGAACTCATTTATACGGACAAAGCCCTCTTAGGGCCGGTCTAAGGTCATTGACGGCAAATAACGAGGCTTTAACAACCGGAGTTAAATATTTACAGAACCAGATGGGAAGGGGCTTATTATCTTCTGAAGATGGTTCAGTAAACGAAGTGCAAGCACAAGCGCTAAAAGATAAATTTAAAAGCCAACACCAAGGCAGCAAAAATGCGGGTGATATTATTATTACGCCTGCAAAGCTATCATGGATCAATTTCGGATTGCCGGCTAGTGATTTAGCTTTGATAGAGCAATACAATGGAACGATAAAGGACTTATGTAACATTTACGGCGTTCCGGTTCAACTATTAAACAATACCGATAGTAGTACCTACAATAACATGAAAGAGGCCAAAAAGGCTTTATATCAAAACGCCGTTATTCCTGAACTCATTAAAATACGCGACGAGTTAAACAGATGGCTTACGCCTAAATACGGTAACGATATATTTATTGATTTTGATTTTACCAGCGTTCCTGAATTGCAGGAAGATATGGATAAAATGGTTATCCAATTAGCAAACGCTTGGTGGGTTACGCCAAACGAAAAAAGGGAAGCTATGTATTTCGGCAAAGACGAAAACCCGTTGTTAGACGATTATTTTATCCCGGCAAATTTAATTCCTATGAACATGAAAGACCCATTGATAAATGATTAATGCGGCTAAATGGCAAAGAGATTTTGAAAGGCTTTTAAATAGGGCCGAAGCTGAAAGCGTTAAGGACTTTAGAAGATATTACAATGCAGAAAGTGAAAAAGCAATTGAAATTTACAGAAATAAAAATACAATTACAACGCCCGATTTATTGGGTGTATTTACTATTGATGGATTTTCTAAACGATATGAAGAACTTTACGAAAAAATAGGAATAATATTTGCTAATTGGTACGCAAAAGAAAATCAAAAGTATATTAAAAAAGACTTAGACATACAAGCCAATCAAGAGCCTTGGAGGGCTTATTTTAGGTCTTATGGTATTCAAGTAGCTGCGCAAAAAGTTTCTTTAGTACAAGGAACCGCAAAAGAAAATTTGATTAGAGTTTTAAAGAAATTAATGGCCGATCCAATATTTCAAACAGAAGGCGAAATTGTGAAGTCAAGAATGTTAAGGCGGACTTATAATCATTATAGTAATTTTCAAGCCAGAAGATTAGTAAGAACCGAGGCAACAAATGCGGCAAATGCAGCAACCTATCAAAGCGCGCAAGATGTCTTTGCCGGGGCCGATATGCAAAAAGAATGGATTACTTCTTTAGATGGAAGGGAAAGGGAATGGCATAGAGAAGCAAGCGGTCAAATTGTTGATTTTAATGAAGATTTTTCAGTCGGCGGCGAACTTATACAAAGGCCCGGAATAGGATCGGGAAGGAATGTCATTAACTGCCGTTGTTCAATGGCCCCGTTTCCAAAGCCTGAAGCAGATACAATAGGAACTTTTGAAAATGTAGGTTTTGGATTGGCTTAAAAATTAAATTAAAAATAGATTATCTTTACAAAAATTTA